TTGTGGATTTAGCGATGGAAGGAACAGTTCTTGCAAGCCAAGCAGCATTAGTTCTTGGAGAACTCTCAGCAACGGTACGGTTAGCCATTTACGATATGTACGGTGAAGATGATCCACGTAGATTCCCTCTTAAAGTTCCGCCAATGACCTTGAAGAAATATGCGTCAGGCAAAGGAAACGCCAAGAAGCAAGAGATGTTGTTACAGATATACAAGCGATGGGGTGTGGAGTTCAATGACGACAATGCTGCAGATTCCTACGCTTTGGCACGCCTTGTAGGAAAATTTTCAATTAACGAAGTTGAAAAGGCAGTAGCTGAGCAAATGTCAGACCCTAAATACCGAGACCAAGCGCGGTTTTAGACCTATCCTTTAGTTCGGGAGTGGCACACGAAACCGAACCAAAGGACTAACAATTGAGTAACACACCAGAAGTATCACAAGAAGAGCCGTTTTTGCGAGTGAGTGCAAGCTCCAATCCGCAAAGTGTAGCCTCCGCCATTGCCCATGCTATTTACGACAAGCGGGAAGTAAAACTCCGTGCTGTTGGTGCAGGAGCAGTAAACCAAGCAGTTAAAGCCATTGCCATTGCTCGTGGGTATGTAGCCCCTCGTGGTATGGATTTAACCGATAAGCCAGGGTTTACAACCATTGAGTCACGAGATGGCGAAATTTCTGCAATCGTCTTTCACATTACAGCAAGCTAAAACCGTCGTATCCTTATACCAAAGCAAGGAGTAATTATGGCAAATTGGACAGACATGGGTCACGCAATGCGACGTCGCATGGGCGCACCTTCCAACCACCACTTAGAATCAGCAGGTAAGAATATGAGCAAAAACATTCCAACAACAGAAGAAATTTTAGCTTCTGCAGAACACGCAGCTTCACCACGTCGTTATATGGGTATGGACGCTGCAAAGTTTAACAATGTAAGCGGAACTCCAACCGTTGGTAAGCAAATGCCAAAGAAGAACACACAGGCTGGAGACCCAACATCTGGTGGAAAAGCAAACCGCTCAAATGTTTCTGCAGGTAATGCAGCGCAATCAGAGCGTTCAGGTGCTCGTCACCGCATCTCAGTGAAGTTTCCTGCAGGACACGACCCAGCAGCATCAGCAACAATGTCAAGTGGCAGAGTTGTTCGTTCAGTAGCTGGTCGTCAAGCACCAAACTTTAACGACGGAAACAGCGCTTCATACTAATATGCCAGACATTATTTCTTCTGCAGAGTTCGGTTCTACAAGTCAAACTGGTAGAGCAACGCAATACCACGAAGAGACTGAAGCTCCTCTGTCACTAAGCAAGTCAACCAGCACAAGTGTTGGTCAACAGACTGCTTGGCGTCCAAAAAGAGGGGCATCGTTGTCTCGTCAAACTTCTGGTAGTACATTGAACTTTGATGATGCAGGTTCTTCAACTCCACTGCCTAAATCAGACCCTGGAGCAAACTTCTTAAAAGGTTAGTTCTCAGGAACAAGCCCATGGAGGGCGCAATGTTCTTCGTACATTCGGTCAACTAACTCATCTTTTTGAGTTGGTTCACCGATGTACGAGGCACACAGCTCACAAAAGACAGCCCAAATAGTTGGATTAAAATCTACGGCAACAACGTCTACTGACATTTGGTCTCCTTTATACAGACATTTAGCGCTCTAAGAAGGAAAATAGTAACATGATTCCTAACAGTGACGGACGTAGCGTAGCGGCGCAAGTGAAGGAAAGCTCACGCCCAAGCTACACTAAAGAAGAAACACGCCTGTTAGCTAGTAATCCAAAAGGAGCTCAAGAGTTTATTGACTCCACAAATCACTACGGTGGAGCCTCAATTAATTTGACCAGCGGCAATGTTATTCAGCCTGGTGAAAAAGTATTCTTAGTAGGAAAAGAGCCGTCTAAACTCAGTGGTCACCCAGTTGACACAGCGTTTGAAAGTACAGGAACTAAATCCCCAAGTTTAAGTGCACAGCAGTTTGCGTCTCATTTTTTGCGTTTGCAAGGACATGCAACTGACTCTAAAGCGGTAATGGGTAGTTGGGTTGACTCTAAGGCAAAAGAAAAAGGCGTTCAACTTGATTTGTCTACAGGACACAAATACAAGAAGACTGCTGAAAAGAAAATGATTTCTCGCAACGAAGATGCCGTTTGGAATATGCACAATATGCGTAATATTCGTAACGAAGCAGCACGTAAGCGTCACGGTATTACCGAGCCACGTCCACCGAAGGTTAACTAATGCCAGGTGGAGTAAATAACTTTTCACCATCACAGAACTGGCAGTCCCTTGGGGCTGGCGGTGTGTATGGGTACAATAACCAGGGTGGTGCAGGAACTTCTGTAGCCCGTGACCCTATGGATGCGTCTCGCATTGGCGTGGGACGTGTTCCATCTGCCGAGTATCCTGATGGATACCTTGGCACTATCCGCTCACGTCGTGATGACCGTTTGTTGGATAGTATCAAGTCTCGCGTCAACCAGAAAGCCTATCAACGCGGTGTACACAAGGGTGAGCGCATTGAGCCATCTATGTACTTCTGGCCTGATGGCATTAACCCTATGTCTGGTATTGAACGTCAGATGAAAGCTAATTACGTAAATGTAAATGGAGTTAACGTCTATCAAGCATTACGTAGTACACCTCAAGTAGCGTTGCTCCCAGCACCTCACCTTGTTAACGACGGTAAAGCAAATACTGTCGCTACATCACCCGCAGAAATTAATGAGCGTCGTCAAGCAATGCTTGCCTATTTGAAACCAGCGTGGCGATAATGACGCAAAAATTTGACGGTAATTACGACTATACAAAACCATGGCGTGCACCAATACAGCCTGACCAAGTTGCAAAGCGTTGGCAGTACAACGGGCCGTTCACATCTAATATGGAGCGCCTAACAACTCAAGCGCTGATGATTATGAACGTTCCTGGAAAGGACATCCAAGCAATGGTTCGTCCACCTCTTCCACAGATTCGTTTATTCCCTGACCGTTTTGGTTATGGATTTCGTGGACAACCAGGAATTGACGATGTCGTAACTATAGACCGCGTCTATGCAGAGCCACGTGTATCTTGGTTCTCAGGTGGTCCAGCAGGTTTCCAAGCTGCATCTCGTAATGAACTAGGGGGTATCTAATGGACGATGGCGATGGCTCATTTATGGTGGAGATTCAGGCACGTCAAATTGCTGAGAATGCAACCCGTTACAAGGGTTCACACCCATGCTCAACCTGCGGAATTATTATGAATCCAGTACAGGTTTTACACAGCAAAGGCATGTGTGCATCTTGTTACTCTCAAAAGATGTCTGACCGTATAAAGCGGAAGATGGTTTAATCATGGCTAAAAAGAAAAAAGCAGCAGCAAAACCTTCAGATAAAGTAGGTATGACACCTGAGCGTGAAGCCGAAATTGCTAAAGAAACTGAAGCATCGTTAGCTGCTGCCCGCGAAGCTGAGTCAAAGCGCATTGCACGTGTCGGCGCAACTGGTGTAAAGGGCACAACAGAACGTACAGCGGTAAGTGTTGACGCTAACCCAGGAGTAAAGTTTAAAAAGAAACTTACTCGTGACACAAAAACTGGTCGTGCAAAAGTAGCAGACGTTGAAGCCCGACCAACTGTAGGGCAAGAAGACCAGGGTCCCTCTGCTGCTCCTAAAGTTCAACTTCCAGGACCTGTTATCAGTACTGGAAAAAAATTAGCGCAAAAAGGTATTAGAGCCCCTAAGCGCGGCGAACTTGCTCGCGGCATCACTATTGTTGACCCAGGTCCAAAAAGAAAAAAGAAAACACGCTCAAAGACAGTTGTGCGAGACGCAGATACTGGTCGTGCACGTCAGCGACGTCCAGAAGAGTTTACAAGAACAGAAGTAGAGCCAGTAGCTCCAAAACCTGAGCGCACTCGTCCTACCATTGCTCCTGGAGCAGGTCCCCTTCGTGAGCCTGTCCATATTGATGTAACTGCACCTGCGGGTAACCAAGCAAGCCGTAAGTTAAAGGGATTAGCAGTTCCTCACAAAGTCATTGCTCCAGCAGTAAACCAAGCTCTTAAACATTTAGACGATATGGCAGCAACTAAAGGCACCACTGAGCACCACAGTCACGCACAGGCATTTAACGCTATTCACCCTACGATTTTAGGTATGGACGCCACTATCCACCACGCATTAGGGGTTATGCATAACCACGTAATGCACCCAAAGGATAATTCTTCTAGCGTTATAACCATAATTAAGTCTGGTATTGCCGATAGACTATCTGAGGGTAAAAAGATGGAAACCCAGCGAGCCCAGAGACAAGGAAGAAGATAATGGCGAAGAGTATTAAAAATCCTGCAGTTGCAGCAGCGGCAAAAGCTGGCTCAATTAAAGCAATGCCAAAGAAAGAACCAATTAAGAAAGTTCCAGTAGAAAACATTTCAAAGCCTGCAACTAAATTTTTTGGTGTCCCAACTTTGAAAGGACGAGGAAAACCAAAGATGGTTGAGCCTGGTTCTAAAAAAGAGGCAAAACTTAAAGCTAAAGTGGAATGGGCTAAAGAGTACGAAAAAAAATCTACTGCAAAATCTAAAGCTAAAACTGCAGCACTGAAAGCAAAAGGTAAAATCTAATGGAGTGGAACGACCGTCGTAAGGCTAGAAAAGCTGCTAAAACAGGCGCTAAATTAGTTGAGGAATGGAAGCAAAACAAAGGTAGAGCACTCCACGAGACTGGCGCGTTTCGGGCACAAGATAGTAACTGGAACCGTCCTAAGCATTCTTCACAGGCAGAGAGCCAAGCAGCAAGAGAATTGGATTGGTAAAGGAACTCACATGACAGTTAACTCATCACGCTCAATGAACGCCTCACTAAATGCAGGCGCGACAGATGGCAAGTATCGCAAAGCTCGTCCAGATACAGAGGTAATCCCTGGTAACGGTGACGAAGCAACGCTAGACAACCGTCAATCACTTCATCCTTTTTATGGTTATGGTTTCATCACATCTGAATTTCCAAACAAGGTAAACCCAGGTAAGTAACTATGGCTAAAAGAACTTCTAACCGTAACGCGGGACCGCTTATTGCAGCTCGTGAACCTTTTAAGGGAAATAACTTTGAAGGTCACCCAGGAGCACCGCGTTCACACGGTTGGTTATCTGGTACTCAGTTTTCAGAGGCACTAAAGGGTCTAAAGAACATTGACTACACAGTTAACGACCCACGTTCTAACACGCCTTTGGCTGTACACCACGAAGGTGGATGGCACTACCCAGATGTTTACCACAGCTCAACTACTGCACAAAAGCAAGCGGTTACTCGCCGTGCAATTGGCGTGAAGAGTGAGCGTGAAAAAACTATGGAACGCCGTGCAGAAAAACGCAAAGCAAAACAAGAAGCAACAGACCACGAGCTTTGGAACAAGTAAATGAGAACGGCAGTTGGAGCACCAGACCCTGGTGAGTTTGAACGTAGACAACCCCATAACTTGTTTAACGACCGACGTGTTGGGGGAAAAGCAAAGAACCGTGCTTCCCTTGAAACATACCACGCTAAACCAGTAAAGAAGGCTTCTGGAGGTCAAGTTCCACCAAAGGGACCAAATGACCAGTACCAAAAACCTAAAGGTAAAAATAAATAATCTGTTAGGATAATCGGACTAATACAAGGAGCACAATGAGTAACGTACCTATTCTTGGCGAAAAGAAGATGGACAATGAACCGATGTTTCGGTTGTTGTACTGTCTTGTCTGTCAATCTTTAGACGAACTTCCCCCATACGATGGTGACCCAGAACAAGACCACCTGTTAGCAATCGCCTGTGAAGCACACGTATTCCCATCAGGTGAGCCACATAAAGGTAAGCTGTTTGTTCTCCCATTACGTGCTTGGGCAAAGACAGAGTCTAAAAAAGAAATTGTTCGCCAGATTAAAGGCGGGGGCTCTAAGGGCCTTGCAGAAGTAGATGACACCTTTTACGACTCACGATCTATGTTCTTAGACGACGCAATGAAATGCTATCAACAACACAACAAGCCAAAAGATGGATGTAATGATTGGCAAATCAAAGAGAAATTACTCATCCCTAATACTGCAAAAGAACGTAAAGCAGAGGGTATGGGTCGCTACCAAGATGAAGCAGGTCCAAAGACCTACCTCTGTAATTTCTGCCCAGTATCTATCGCAGTAAACCAACGCAAACAAAAACTGTTAGGACTAAACTAATGACTGAAGAGACACCACAAATTCAAGCAGCGTACTCCGTAATAATGAGGTCAGATGGGACACTTGAGACAGTTCCTGTTACTGAGAACGTGACGCGTACCGCTAGTACCTACGACATCTATCAGACTAGCAAGCAGTTGGTATCAGAAATTGATGATTTCCTATTGGCTGAGCGTGTTGCTAAAGCCGTAGTTGACGCCCTACAGCCTGTATCTCCTAGCGAGCAACAGCGTGCAAAGATTGCAGAAGCATTATCTGAGCGTGGGATAGACCCAACAAAAGCTTAATACGCTCTAAACTAAGGCTATGTTTAAGAACTTAGGAAGTAACTCAAACCCTGTACACATCCAGGGAACTGCTACTTCCTATTTTTCTGCCCCTGAAACAGAGTTAGACCCTAAATTATTCTCAGAAAAGACTCTAAAGGGATGGGTTCGTAATGGAATCCTGCAACTTCTATTTGGGTTTCTAAACGAGAAGTACCGTAACCCAAACCTATGGGCACACGTATGGATTGCAGGCTCTGGTGTCTCATACCAGTGGTCAGCAGCACGTCAACCTGGAGATTTAGATGTTCTTATTGGAGTGAACTACATCCAATTCCGCAGAGCACACCCAGAGTTTAAGGGTCTTGGTGATGTAGAGATTAGCCGTATGTTGAATGAAGACTTCCGCAATCACTTACAGCCAGAGACACAGAATTGGAATGGGTACGAGGTTACTTTTTACGTAAACCCAGGTGCTACTGACATTCGCACTATTAACCCTTACGCAGCCTACGACTTAACCCACAACGAGTGGACAGTACATCCTGAGCAAACCTCTGCGCCAGAGAACCGTGTATGGGACGAGTTTGCAAAGCGTGACCTAGTAAAGGCAACAGAGATTGTCACACGCTATACCAAGGCTCTGACTGATGTGCAGGGAGCCCAGAACGACCCAGCACGCCGTAATGCAGAGGCACAACTACACGCCGCCCTAATACAGGGCTCTGCAATGTATGAAGACATCCACGGAGCACGGAAGTTTGCTTTCCGTCCAGAGGGTGAAGGTTATGCAGATTTTTACAACTATAGATGGCAGGCTGGTAAGAAGTACGGAACCGTACCTGCCCTACGAAAAATGTCTGAGTACTGGTCAGCATACAAAGCGCAACAAGCAGACGATACCTACGGCGTTGAACTGCCCGATACTCAGACCCTAATTAGAAGAGCGGCAACCTACCGAGCAAAGGGATAGACCATTAACATACTCGTATCACTAGACGGCGTACTAAGTTCGGACTCTGGGGAACCAATCCGTGCAGGAGTGGCGCTTTACTACGCCCTAAACATCAACAACCGTGTTGCCATTATGACTTCTCGCAAAGAAGCAGATGCTAAACAATGGTTACAGTCGCACGGAATAATTAACTACGACGACCTTATTGACTCTTCTTTTGAGCTGGCAGGTGAGGACCTAAAGAAGAGACAGTTTGTTATATCTCGTTCCAGAGCTCCAATTGAGATGTATGTAGATGCTGACCCAACTATGTGTGCTTGGGTGTTTGAAGAACAGCGAGTTCCAGCAATCCTATTTAGCCACCCTAATTTTGCATCGGTTGAGAACCGACCAGATGCTCCAAAGAAGGTACGACGCTGGTCAGATATTGAAGAGGCTATTACCAAGGTCAACATCGCACGTTCAGAACAAGCTCAAAGACCAAAAGATACAGTGGCTGAACTCTGGTCTGATTGATGCGTATCATCTTTAGCGGGGCTGAAGTAGGCTCCAACCGCAATCTTCTTTTTGGCTCAAAGGTTGAGTCAATGGGACTCAACTTTTGGACTCTTCGCAAAAGAGGGTTACCTACTACCAAAAGATGGTTAATTAGTGAACATTTTGATTCTACGATCCAAGTGTTCATTGAGTCTGGTGCAGCTCAAGCTGACAAAGCAGGGCTTTCAAAAGAAGAATTAACTTCTTTAGCCGCTGATTACCAAGAGTTCCTTGTGGATAACTCTGAAAGAGCATCAGCCTTTATGGAGTTTGACTCTATGGTTCTTGGTAAAGACTGGGTAGAAGCACAACGACCCTTCTACGAACACGACCCTAAGTTTTGGGTGGTCTGGCACGAAGAGTATGGGCTTCCTTCCCTCAAACTAATGTCTCAGACCTACCAGAACGTAGTCATACCCAATGATGAGATTGAGGCTGTAACCAGCCTAGCCGCCCTCACACGGGGCTACCAGAGGCAGTTTGGAACTCAGTATCACGCCCTTGCCTGTGCCAAGCCAGACAACATCCGACAGGTACCATTTAGCACTGCCAGCACATTGTCGTGGCTTAGCCCAATGCGCAGAGGTGAAACAATCGTCTGGGATGGCACCCAAATCAAACGCTATCCAAAGCGTATGAAAGACCAAGCACGACCTCGCTACAAGCGCATTGTAGAGAAAGCAGGGCTAGACTATTTAGGGTTTAGCCAAGATAACACCCTTGAAGCGACTAGAGTTGCGGTCTGGTCATACCTACAGTTAGAGGCATCAATGGACAAGAAAACCCCTGATTTGCACATCATTGATGGTGGCAAAAACAAGGAAGTATCTGATAACAGCGACACCCCACTTATGAGTGGTTTGATGGAACTAGGGGGGGTACTTTCTGATAACAGTGCTTCTGAGATGCGGAAACTTGAGCGCCAAGAAGTGGTGCAGAGAGACCCATCTGAGGTTCAGAATCTACCTGTTTTTGGGTACAAGATGAAGACTGTCGTTGAAACAGATGACGATGGCAAAGATGTTTTGATGGACATCCCAGTAATTCAGACCCAGCAATCTTCTTTACGGCAATGCGATACTTGCTTCGTGGCTGCTAACTGTCCAGCCTTCAAACCACAAAACACCTGTGCTTTTAACCTGCCGATTGAAGTCAAGACCAAAGACCAACTCAAGGCTTTGATGACCTCAATGATTGAAATGCAGGGTCAAAGAGTCGCTTTTATGCGTTTTGCTGAAGAAATGAATGGTGGATACGCAGACCCTAACGTCTCTCAAGAAGTTGACCGCCTAATTAAAATGGTTAAAGAAGTTAACGACATGGCCTCAGACAAAGAGTTCATTCAGATTACAGCACAGCGTCAAGGTGCTGGTGGAGTTCTCTCTGCCATCTTTGGAGACAAAGCTCAAGCTCTGAGAGAGTTACCTCAGACCTTAAAAGAAGATACAGTCACTAAGATTATCCAGTCTTCAATAGAAGATTAACTATCTGATAACAGTACCTACTGTAACTTGAACTAAGGTTCACCCTGCGCAGATAGATTTTGAAGTAAACAAAGTTAGCAAGTGCGTGGTAGGTTTCGCCACGGCACAATAGGTCTCCCTGTTGAGGGGTATTTACACAAACATAGAAATGGTGGTAAGGAATTGGGTCTGTTTTCTTTTGAACTAACAACTGACTTCGTCGCTTCGTACAAGGACAAGAAGGCTCCTTTTGGGTACAGGGATGCCGCTGGAAACTCGGTTGGAGAAATCACTTTTCTTCGTACCTATTCACGCCTAAAGGCAGATGGTACTAAGGAGACTTGGGTAGATGTATGTGAGCGTGTCATCAACGGTATGTACTCACTGCAGAAAGACCACGCTAAGCGTCAGCGTCTTCCTTGGTCAGACGCTAAGGCAGCAGCCTCGGCTAAAGAAGCATTTGACCGTCTCTTCAACCTGAAGTGGACTCCACCTGGACGTGGACTATGGGTAATGGGTACCCCACTCGTTAATGAACAACGCAACTCTGCTGCTTTGCAGAACTGTGCGTTTGTATCTACTGGGTCAATGGTGAAGACCGACCCAGCCAAACCATTCGCTTTCCTTATGGAAGCCTCAATGCTCGGAGTGGGCGTTGGCTTTGATGACAAGGGAGCAGACAAGGACTTCACAATCTATGAACCAAAAGAAACTTACGAATATAAAATCCCTGACACCAGAGAAGGATGGGTTGAATCTACAGCCGCCCTCATCAATTCCTACCTCAAGCCAGATACGAAGGCTCCATTATTTGATTACGAAGAAATCCGTCCAGCAGGCGCACCAATCAAGACCTTTGGTGGGACCGCAGCAGGACATGAACCCTTAAAGAAGTTACACGACCATATTGTCTCTATGTTTACCGGTAGAGCTGGAGAGAAGTTATCTAAGACTGATATCGCAGATATCGGCAACATGATTGGTGTCTGCGTTGTTTCAGGGAATGTACGTCGCAGTGCTGAGCTTCTTATAGGTCAGATTGACGATGATACCTTCTTAAACCTTAAGAACCCAGAGGTCTTTCCTGAACGTAACTCTTATGACCCTGCTAAGCCAGGTTGGGCTTGGATGTCTAACAACTCTGTAGAGGCAAAGGTCGGTTCAGATTTCTCTAAGATTATTGACGGCATTGTCCGTAATGGTGAGCCTGGAGTTGTGTGGATGGATGTATCACGCAGGTACGGTCGTCTAATTGACCCACCTAACAACAAGGATTGGCGTGTTACTGGGTACAACCCTTGTGCTGAGCAGTCTCTTGAATCTTACGAGTGTTGCACACTTGTTGAGACTTACTTAAATCGTCACACTGACTTAGATGACTTCAAAAGAACATTGAAGTTTGCTTATCTTTACGCCAAGACTGTGACTCTTCTTCCGACGCACTGGGAAGAAACAAACGCAATTATGCAACGCAACCGCCGTATTGGAACATCAATCTCTGGTATCGCTAACTTTGCAGACAACAATGGTTGGACTGTATTGCGTGACTGGCTAAACACTGGCTACGAAGTCGTAAAGAAGTATGACGAGTCGTACTCTGAGTGGCTTGGAATTCGTCAGTCAATCAAGATGACTACAGTAAAGCCATCGGGAACAGTTTCTATTCTTGCTGGTGAGTCTCCTGGAGTTCACTGGGCATCAGGCGGTAAGTTCTTTAACAGAGCAATCCGCTTTGCAAACTCTGACCCAATGCTTCCGCTATTTAAGATGGCTAACTACAGAGTTGAACCAGCCTCTGAATCTCCAGAAACAACAAGTGTTGTCTTCTTCCCAATTGAAACGGACGCAAAGAGAGCCGAAAAAGAAGTTTCAGTTCACGAAAAGGTTGCACTTGCTGTAGTTGTACAGCGTTACTGGTCAGATAACTCTGTCTCTGTAACCGTCACATTTGACCCTGAAAAGGAATCAGACTCTATTGCTTCTATCTTGCACATGCACGATGGTCAGCTAAAGACGATTAGTTTCCTACCAATGGGTAACATGGTCTATCCTCAGATGCCTTACACACAGATTACATCTGAAGAGTATGAAGAAGGTCGTATGAATCTAATGCCAATTGACTTATCAGGTGTCTACGCAGGTATGGCAGCCGATGCTATCGGAGAGGCTTACTGTACAACAGACGCTTGTGAGGTCAAATTAATCAAGGACAGTAAATGAAAATAAAGTGCTTACAATGTTTTGAAGAGTTTGAAGAACTACCAAAAGAATCTTCTGACGGTATTTGTTACTCGTGTAGAGACTAAGAAAAAGCCCCCCAGTTATTTGGGGGGCTTCTTCTTTTACTTCTTTCCTTTAGGCTGTTTGTTACTAGCCGCTGCAGAACGTGCTTGTTTCCTTGCTTTCTGTGCTGCTTTACGAGCAGCGGTTGTATCTTCTTTTGCTTTTGCTTCTCCTTTTGCAGCTTTGTCTGCTTTTGCTCTTGCTTTCTCTTCTGCAAAAGGGCGAGTCTTATCTCTAATGACTGTAATAATCTTCTTTGGGTGAGGAGTGGTAATCACTTTAATTACGTGGTCAATATTGTCTGGGTCACGGTCTTCGTGAAGGATATTTCCATTTTCTTGTGTTGTTTGACGACCACTCTTTACTACATTTGAAGCAAGGCGATAGTCTACATCTCGTTCAAAAGAACGGTCTCCTGCGTGGTATGAAGTGGCTAATGGAATTGACATAAGTACAAGGATAAAGAAAAAGCCCTGATTTCTCAGGGCTTATCCTTACTTACTTAAAATCCTTTTGGCTTCATTAGCCTTGATACTCATAAATCCAGTCTTTCTTGGATTCATACTTCCAGGCTTTTTGTAACCTTCGCCTTTAGGCATATTTGCAATTCTTGTTGCTAATGCTGCTGCAACCTTGTCGTGATGCTTTGCCATTGACTACCCCCTCTCCTTCTCTGAGTGTAACACAAAAAGAAAACCCCCTCATTTCTGAGGGGGCTTCCATTATGCGCCTGCTTTTGCTATGGCTTTTGCTTTTTGCTTTGGCTACGACTTATGCTTAAGAAGGGAACTTCTTTAACCAACGCTTTACAACGTCAGTCTCTGTTCCTTTCCACGCGCTCCAGTCTTTACCTCCACCGCTCATAAAATAAGCGATTTGGGCATTTACCACAGGGTTGAACAGTTCAGCATTTGAAGCCAAATTGAACTTAGTCCTTCTTGCATCTCCCAATGAACCAATCATATTGATTTGGAATAGACCATAGGAGTTGTCTCCTGTCTTACGATTACCGTTGTGAGATAGAGGACTACCATGTGATTCTTTCATCGCAATAGCCCACGCTTCTTTAAGGTTTTGACCTTTGAAGCCTACGGCTTGCAGTAACTCAATTAACTGAGGGTCAGTTAGGTCATCTGCATTGACATACTTGGTTAGTACATCTTCTTGCGCTTCTTGCTTTACTGCTTGTGCTTCGGCTTTCTCTGGGCTAAGGGCTGGGGGTAGAACCACCATTCCTAGCGCCAAAAACATCGCTGTAAACAACGACCCAAACACAATCTTTCCTTTTGTTGTTAGTTTCATAATCACTCCAAATAGTCATTCACAACCTCGGCTGCGTTTGACTGCTGGTGGCGGATACGATGCAGGTATCTCTCCGTAGTTACGATTGACTGGTGACCTAACCGCTCTTTGACCTCGTGCACATCTACCCCGTTCTTTAACAACTGAGTAGCGTTAGCGTGCCGTAGGTCGTGAGTGGTGGGATACCAACCAATCCCTGACTTGTTGATGGCTTCGTTCCAAATGGCTCGCCACTTGTCACGAGGTAGGTGTCCTTCGCTTCTGCTAAGGCTTTTGCTATGGCTTTTGCTATGGCTTCTGCTAGTGCTTCCGCTTTTGCTAAGGCTTTTGCTAAGGCTTTCGCTTTTGCTAAGGCTTTCTACCTTGCCCTTTCCCTTGTCCTTTCTATAGTGATTGCGGTACTCCCTGACCGCTTCCTTACATACCTGACACCTACAACCGCCCACATTGTATGAATACGCTGTTGCGTGTTGGAATGTCCTGCTTCCAATGGTGTAAGGCTTCCCTACTACGCTTGTGGTAGGGCTTTCTATTTTACTCCTCTTCTCAACCAGGTGCTTTGAGAAGAGCAGGTCTTCTTTTGCTAGGGCTTTTGCCCTTACAAACTTCTTTATCTCTGTTACTAGAGCTGAGCTCAGGACAACAGTTCGCTTGTTGCCGTTCTTAGTTGCTGGAACAATGAGAAATCTTGTCCCCTCGGACTTTGTCCCTGCGGGCAGGTATGCGTAGCCAACATCTGAAACTGTGCGCCTGACATAGACCTCTTTGGATTGGAAGTTAAAGTCTTTGACTCTGAGTTCTGTGGCTTCCCCATAACGGCAGCCAGAGGCTATGAGAAACTGGGCTAAAAGAACGCTTCCGTCTGTGGGTAAGTTCTTTAAGATAGCCTGAAAGTCTTTAGGCTCTAGGGTGTAGGTGGGGTCAGGCTTGGGCGTGCTTAGTCTTATGCGGTGGGTTGGGTTTGTGGCTATTGCGTCATCATCAACGGCGAGCCTGAATAAAGAACCTAAAGAAGTCTTTAGGTGGGAGATTGTGCTTGGGCTAACCCCTTTGCTTGCGAGGTTATCCAACAATGCCTTAATGTCTTTCTTGGTGATTGCGGAGATGCGCCTAGAACCTAAAGAAGGTTGGGCATACTTCTTTAGCAGGGTAATGTAGTTCTTACGGGTGATTACTCTGATGTCAGGTGAGAGTGCTAATTGCTCTAAGTAAGTGTTGAATGTCTTTTGGTTTTCGGGCATTAGATTAAACTCGCCTTCTTCGGCAAGTAATCCAGCGTTAAGTGCTTTAGCCCTAGATGAATAAGTGCCTACGGATTTGACTTTTCCGTCTTGGCGGTAATAGGCGGTAAATCGCCCTTTGCGTTTGATTGCGTAAGCCATAAGGACACCCTACCAGCGAGTAACTTATGACGCAAAAAAAGGGGGATAGGTTGCCAGTTGGCAATCTATCCCCCTTTAGTTTATTTTCTTTTTGTATCTTCTTTTGCGAGCCTGTGTATCCAAGTGTTGCGTTCAGCGTGTGTTTTCTTGCGGTGGTGATTGGAACATAACACTACACACTTAGCAAGTTCCTTCTTTAGCAAGTTCATACTTACACCTTTGGCTATTCCGTTGCTAATGTCAAACTTCTTTGAGTGTATGTGGTCAAACTCCAACATCTCTACATCAGTTTCACCACACACTTTACAAGGGTGTTTCTTTTTGTAGGTATAGACGAACAATCTTAACTCTTGGTTCTTAGTTAGATGATTGTTCTTTTGTCTTTCACTTACACAAGGCTTACATACTCCGCTTCGTGTTGCTTTGCGAGTTGGTCCTCGTTTAGCAAGTTGAAAAGAAGATAAGACTTTCTTTTTACCGCACTTGCTACATTGTCTTTTACCTTGTGACTCCAACGCTAATCGCTTTGCCGTTCTTTGCGTTGAAGTTTTGCGGAGAATGGATTGGCACTTCTTACATCTCGCTCTTTTGCCGTATTGACCTTGTGTATGCTTGTTGAACCTTGCTAGTGGTAGTGCCTCGTAACAACCAATACAGGTCTTAGTTCTTGGTGCTATTTGTTTTGTCCCTTCGGGCTTGGCTTGTTAAGTGCCACTTACCGCAGATTTCGCATTTGTAAGTAGCACAAGGTTTCTTTCTATTGTTATTTAGCCAATGATTTTTCCAAATCAAAGACATAGCCTTCTCTGCTTTGTATTTACTTGGGTAAGCAGTTTTCTCTTGGCACTTCATACCCCAGTTACTTTTCTTACGCAGTTGTAACAGAACCACATCACAACTTCTTTAGCACCCATAATGTCTTTGCCATTTGCTCGGACACCTTGTTGATTACAGTTATCGCAGAACCATAGTTCATCTGCTTCTGTAATCTTGCGAACGAATAGTGTTCCCATTTACTTCTTTCTCCTTTCATCTCTTAGTGCTACTTGAAGGATACGAACCTTCTTTTGTAACTGAATGTTCTCTCTCCAAAACAATCCCATTACTGAGAGAGAGCCAACGAGAGCGATAATCATTCCTATCATTGTTCCTGTGTCTAGTACCATTTTTTATTCCCTTTCTGTAACTTCGGATACAACCTTCAACACATAAGTTTTATCGTTGAGGTCTTGGTCTATCATCTGTGTCTTTGCTTTACCCACAATAACTTCCCACAAGTTGTTAGCGGTGTGTTCGTCATTGTCTATCGTTACCGCAATCGCGGTAGTTAGTTCTACTTTGTACGACTTAATTGCCATTCTTCTTTACCCTTCCCATAGTGTTTCATCATCATAAACAAAACCGCTTTCAACTTCAATGGCTCTTTCGCACCAGTTCTTAGTTTTGTATTGTCTTTTGTCTTTTGCTATCCAAGCAGAGCCACTTCGTATGAACCAACTCCACTTCTTGTCTATCTTCTTTATCTGAAACAGGTCGTCTTTTGTCTGATAGACACCACTAGAAACCTGATACATCTTTAACATTTGTTTCTCCTTCCCATAAAGAAACTTCTTGTTCATCATCTTTTGCTAAACAATCTTCGCAAAGGTTCGGTGTTTTATCTCCGTAGCACTCCACTTGGTCGTAGCACTCAGCGCAATAGTGGTGACTACCCATTAGGTATTCAAGGCGTTCGCACCCAGCACTACTTGTATCACCGCTTTCGTCACTAATAAGTTCTCCTTTCTTATACGATTGTTCGCCCCAGTAGTCGCTACCAGTTTCATAAAAAGTATAAGTAAAAGAAAGTTTCTTAAACTCTTTTGCGAGTGCTTCAATTACAGGTACAACAGGTGACCAAGCACTCTCAAAAGAATAAGTAATTACTTTGTCTTCTACTGACCCATTAAAGCAAACCTCATTTAAGTCCCACTTGCTTCCCCAGTTAGCGACATTCCATTCGTACCAATTTGCTTCTTGGTCAATCGGTCTTGGAATGACTCTGTGGCAAGAGAACACAGACTCGGAATGAGTTTCTGTTGCTTCTGACTTAGTAATCTCAACTTTCTTTATTAGTTTAGAAAGTTCTTTAGGACTACCTTCTATTGTTAATTCGTTACTACACCAGTTCGGCATTTCCCTCTCCTTCTATCTTTCGGTTAGTTAGTTTTCTGTATGAACGCGAAGTTCCGTTGCTTGTTGTGTATCCGTAACGCACTAGACGAAACGCCAGCGCACTATGAGTAACACCAAGTTCTTTTGCTATGCGATAACCCGATACACCACTCTCCATTAGTTCATAGATAAGTCGTGTATAAAGTTCTGCTTCTTCACGATTAGATTTACCTTTGCCTCTAACCATAAACGCTTTAGGTTGAAGTTCTTTTAGTTGCGCTATCACCTGTGGGTCAGGCTTTACACGCTTTACTCTTTCAACATAAAGTTCTATCAAAGGCGGTTGAACAATAGGTAAGTGCTTGACCTTCGCTAAGACTTCAAGACTAGGTTCTTTTAGTCCGTAAAGACGAATGGACTCTCTAGTTATCTTTAGCGGTGTTGCCATAGATTGAAGTGTCCAACCTGCTTTGCGTAACTCAAACACATACGCTTTGCGTTCATCTAGTGGCAACCCAATAAGAATGTCTGAAACTTCTTTTGGCAAAGTTAAATCTGATTTAGGCACTCTTGTACCAACCAAGATTTGTTCTTTATCTTGTTTCATTCCTTTAGTTAGTCGTTTAGATTTTGTCCCTGCGGAATTAGTTTCTAGGTTCAACGCATACTCCTTTGTTAGTCATTGTTGTTAGTCGTTCTTGTAGTGTCACTACTTCTTTAGCAAACGCTTCTCTTGCGTAGTTGTGATAGTGGTCAGGGATTTGGTCAATTACTAATTGACTTAGGCTATAAAAGGTGTCTGTTCTGTATCGCAAACCTTTATCTTTTCTAAAGCCACGAACCTCTATTGAATAAAGATTGACCCAATCGTGGTTGTTGCGAGAATAGTTTTGATAAGTTATTTTCTCTAATCTAAACTTCTTTATCACACCTGTTGATTGGTAACTTCCATTTCTCCATTCTGTTTCTTCAATGTCTAGGATTATCTGCTCACTATCTTTTAGTGTCACATAACAATAGAAAGAAAGATTGCCACTTACATTTACACTTGTTTCTTTTTGTATCTCTAGTTGTGTTGTCATTTATTTATTCCTTATCCCATAGGTCTGTATCTTCTTTTGCTTCGGTTATTTTTTCGTGTAGTTTTTCCCACTTATTTCTTGCTTCATCTCTTACTTCATCTGAGAACCTATCCCACACATAGTCAGCGTTATCAACGCTAGACATAACATCTTCAAGAAAGTCATTACTAATTTCTTTTGGTGTGACTTCAAGTAGATTTCCGTTTTCATCTTCGTACTCTGTATCTGTAATTATCTGTGCTAGTTCTTCTTTATCAACCCAGATTGCCCAGATTTTATCGTCTTGATTAAGTGTAGATAAATAATCTATAACTTCTTTTACTGTTCTCATTTGTTACTCCGTATCCCATAGTTGTTCTTCTGTTGTACCTGCTAAATAAGTTTCCATAAAGTCAGCAATAAATAATTCTGTTGCTTCATTTGTTGAGTTCATTTTGTTTTCTAATACACCACGAATACTTGCGCCTAACATTTGGTCGTGTGCTTGAACACTAAAGTTTTCGGCAACATAATCCCATTCGTTATCAGTTAGTAATCGTGCTTCCGTATCCAACGCCTTGAAACATTCTTTATCCCATAGCGCAACAACTAACTGTGTATCAGGTTCATACTTCTTTAGTAGTTCTTTTAATTCAGATACTTTCATTTTCCATTCCTTTCTTAGTGATACTTCTTGGCACAAATCGGTCCGATACCACCAGCAACAGATTTCAATACTGTTAATGTCTTGCCACAATGAACACAGATACCAACTTGTGCCGAATACTTAATAGCAAGTTCTAGTGTTAAGCGGTCTGTTGTATCTAACTTGTAGAGAACACCAAACTCCTTATCGTTGCGTACATACCTTTCAGCAGTATCAGAGTATGTCCAAACACTCCAACGCTTTGTTTCAGAGTTCTGTCGGATTGAATAAACAACTCCGTCAAGTATGTAAGCACCAACCTCTGTAATCTTCATTGGCGGTGTAACTTCTTTAGCAAACTTTAGTGCGTTGATAATCTCAGACACATCTTTGCGGTCTAGTTCTTCTAAAGAAGATACTTTGCGATTGTGTAGATAGTGATTGAGAGTTTCAGTACCGCCCTCTTTCTTTTTGATTAGTGAGTTCGCAAAAGAAAGTTGCTTTTCACTAGCAGAGTTAATGACTCCTGCTTTGTTAGGTAGCGCAAGTAACTTAGTGATTAGTTCTCCAGCACCTTGAACATTAAGTGTTGTGACATCTACATCTACAAAAGAATGTGCTTTTGTTTCTAGTAATGTCTTTATGAATTGTTGTTGTCTATCACTTGCGTATCGCACTTGGTATTCTCCGTATCCGTTCGCACCTTTAGCACCGCCTGTGCGGTGTGTAGATAGTGTTGTCATTCTGTGTTCTCCTTATCTTCTTTTGTCCCCTCGGACTCTTGTTGTTGTGCTTGCCAGTTAATTACTTCTAGTGTGATTTCTTTTTTGATTGCTCTTACTTCTTTAGCAGTTACTTGAACACACTTAACTACTTCATACATTTCTTCTTTTGCTTTGTTGTTCCAAGATTTACAATACTTCTTGGCATTGTGTTCTGTCGCAGAGAAGGAACAATAGATACCGCCCCATTGACTAAGTTCTTTTGACATAACGCAATAGAAGTAATCTCTATCTGCGCTACCTCGTATCACTCTGTACCCTTTGCTATTGGTAGCAACAAAATACTTGCGTGGTGTCTTTACATAACCTGTTCGTTCTAATAGTTCTTGACCCATTTCATTCTCCGTTCTTTAGTTTTGATTGAATGTCACTTACTCTGTGAGCAGACTCTTTGTGACCTTGTGCGTTTAAGTATTCTTTCTCCTTACCTAACGCTTCTAGTATTACTGCGAGTTCTGTATTTGTTATCTCTAGTTTCATTAGTAGTTTTCCTTTCCAGCGAACGCCATTTCAACTAACAACTCAAACTCTTTGAGCGATAGATTTACCTGTGCTTTGTAATCTGTTCCGTAACCGCTTGTAGTTACTTCAACAGTTGTCTGTTCTCCTAATAGTTCTTTAGAAGTAGCAACAACAGAGTTGCGAGAGCGTTCTACTTCTTCTTCAACCTGTCGGCGTAGTTCTCGCTCTTTGCGTTGCGCTTCTTCACGCAATAGTCTTTCTGCTTCTTCTTTAGACTTCGCAGAGTTCCACTTAGGTTCAAGTACCGACCACTCGGCAACAACATCTGCTAGGCGTGAAGTCCAGTAATACTCTTTGCCATTGTTATCTACTGCTTTAACAACAATGCCAACAGAACGATTACCTTGTTCTGCTTTCCTAAAAGAAGGTGAGTCTTTGCGATTGCTTGGTTCGTACTCGTACTTATCAAGTGAGTAGATAGTTGCTTTAACAACATCATTCTCACGCACTAGGTCTATGTCACGACTTGCCTTTGAGTTGTATGTCCAAGAAGGAACGATTGCGTACTCGCCATTTAATTTGATTTCAGATAGTTTCATTTGTATTACTCCGTTTCGTATTTGTTATTGGGGGCAACCGATTTGATTGCCCCCATTGTGTAACTTCTTTAAGCATTAACTAGATTGCGTGCGATTGCCATACGCACTAACTCTTTGCCAAGTGTGAGAATGTCTTTTGCGCTTTGTATTGAAGTCATTAACTCAAAACTATGGCGGTAGTTATCTAAGTCTTCTGCGGTGTGTTGGTAGTGCGAGATAAGTGCCTGACAAGTAAGAACACCTGCGTTCTTCATCTCACTTACTGCTTTCTCGCCTTCATCTGTATTCCACGCGCCGTCAGTAATCATAAACAAAACCTTTATTGCTTTATCACTTTCAGCGAGAACACGCTTCGCATAAAGTAATCCGCTTTCAGGATTTGTTCCGCCGTCAGCACCAGCGTCACGAATTGTTGTACCTGCTTTTTCATCAGCACCATAAAGAAGATTGGTGCGACTATCAAAAGTAACAACAGTTGTTCGTGCTTCTACTCGTTCAAGTGCCTTCTTGATTGCCCACATAGACTTGTAAGCGTTGTCAGCATTACGACCACTCATTGACCCACTTCGGTCTAAAAGAATAACCGCTTCAATACTTACAACATCATCACGACCCTCACTCCATTCATCAAACACAGTATCTAATTCGTCACCGCGTAAGTAACGACCTGCGTTTAACTTTCCTGAACGCTCACCATTTAACCAAGCAGGGTCATACTCTGCTTGTAAGCGTTCAAGTTCAACACCAAACTTCTTTGCGAGCAAAGTAAGTTCGTCAGGAATACGCACTTCGTTGTAATCTGCTTTGTCAGGTGTCTTGGCATTACCACCAACAAGTTCTGTATCAACACCGAGTTGCTTTGCTATGTCGTTGATACCTTTACTAACTTCTTTAACAACATCAGAAAGAATGTCGCTAAGTAAATCAGTTACTTGCTTGTTGCTACCTGTTCTACCTGCTTCTTTGCCGATACCCTTGCCACCTTCTTTTGGTGTTGTTGGTTCAACATCAACATCATCAAAATCATCAAAGTCAAAATCAAAATCATCATCAAAAGAATTATCTTTTGGTTGTGATTGTGATTGTGATTGTGATTGTGATTGTGATTGTGATTGTGAAGTAGTGTCTGCGGATTTTGTCCCCTCGGACACATCTTCTTTTGGTGTTGTATCTATAACTACTTCAACAACATTCTTTTGTGCGTTCTTCTTAGCACGCTCTTGTTCTTCTTTAGTCGCAGGGCGTACAGAAGAAGACTCATAGCCTTGTGTTGGTCTGCCTTCGTGTCCATGAGGGCTTTTGATACGGATAGTAATTGTTGT